GTAGTATCACCGTTATCAATGAATTCATGCCACGCAAATAAACAAACTTCTTCTGCTGGCCTATGTTGTATCATACCACCAAAGGTGAATTGAAAAGTTTCATGTTCTGGAAATTCAAAATCTCTTTTTGCCGAATCTTTATGTATATAAACGACATAAGACTCCATGTTCTCATTACCATGTTCTGTATATACATATTCACCATCAACTTCGGTCTCTAAGTCACCATAACCGTCAAAGGCCATTTTAATGGATTTGATAGGAGAAATGTTATCACCAATTTCTGGTTCTAGAACCTGAGTCCTATTTTCCAATAGTTTGATTAGATTAGATTCAAATGCTTTATAATCGTATTCCATCTTATACCTCTTTGTAAATATTAGACCAGATTTTCAGTTTCTCTTTTTTAGCAATTCTGGCTGCATTAATGTTACTATCAGAAACTATACATTTCTCTACCATAATATCAATCATAGCCAAAAGGTCACCAATTTCTTCTTCCAAGTTTTCCATATTACTTCTCTTAGTAACTGGATGTACAGAATCAAAACCGAAACGGAAAATCTTTGAGATTGCCTGTGTTACTTCAGCACATTCTTCTTGTGCAATACAGAAAATCTCTTTGGTCTTTTTATCCATTAATAACCTCATTCAACAAAATCTGGTTGCCATCACCACCTTGTACGAAAGATTCAGCCAAACCCTCAGCTTCATTTTCTGAACGTACAGAGCTTCGTTGAATAACCCTGTTTTCAACATACATAGTAACTTCCCAAGCATCAAAAAAAGGATCACCACCCCGTCTTAATCGGGTGACAGTAGCTTTTCTACCGGATCCATAATATTCTGAATATATGTCACTACCCATATTCATCTCCTTAAGCAATTAGTTTAATAAATCTGTTCAATATAACACGGCTACCCATCCGGTTACCATTATATTTAGTGAAAGCACTTGCAATACCACGATTAGTAGCATTATCTTTCACTTCAAAAGATGTTTCTTCATCAGTATCTAGGCCAGCTGAACGGAGAATATAATACTCATCATATCCTGTTGTTTCCAAGACTGTAAACTTATCTTTACGGAAATTTGCCTTCAATACTTCTTGGTTCGATTGTTTAGGAAACCATTCATACACTTTACGATTGAAGTCACGGCCATGACAGACATAGAAACCAATAACATTAGATTTGGTTCTGGCTTTCAGAAGCCTAACCAAAGCATCAGTTTGATTCTTCATATCAACATCAACCACTTCTTCAAATCTTGTGATTGGATCACGAATCACCATTTTTTGACCTCTTACAAATATTGGATATAATGAAGAATCATAATACTCACGGAGATTACTACCCTCACCATCAGTCAAAAAGATTGTGTTTACAATTTGTAACTTGTTGGCTTTCTGGAATTCAGGAACAATTGACATTGAATGAATGATTGCTTCGTTCAAAGGAGTACCAGACATAGAGAACCAAGATGGTGTTCGACCACAATAACTTTTACCAAAACCCGAGATGTATGCCAGAGCAGAAGCTGCATATGTAAATTCAGAATTACTCATTCTACTTGAAAGAATGTTAGCCAATCCATACTTATGCAAATGCAAGTCACCAGTTTTTCTTTTGACATTAATCATCTTTTCAGGTACAGTATCTTCCAAGAAAGAATATACTTCAAAAGGAATATTGACTTTTTTACAAAACAAAGCCAAATTAAAAACTTGTTTCATAGTGTTACTCATATGGTCAACCATAGAACCAGACCAATCAAGGAACATAACAAGTCCGTGTGATTTACCACCAGGAACAACAGTTATCTTCTTAAAGATATCTTCATTGAAATTATAAGAGAACACCTTGGCCATATTGATTTCACCAGTCTTTGCAGTACTGGCTCTTTTCATTTGGTCGGCGTTTTTACGCAGTTCGAATTCTTTAACAAGATAGGAAACTACCTTATTACTCTCTTTACGAAACTTCATGTATTCTTCAAGATTAATCTTATTGTAACCATCTTCATCTGCTTTGTAAAACTTCCACAAAGCTTTATGGTCAAATACTTGTTTAGGATCAATGTGTGGAATGTTCACATAAGCATATGATGTTGGATTGCCATCAAATAACAACTTTTCATTTTCTTTGTATGCTTCATCAGTGTAAGAACGGATGTAATCTTCCAGTTCTTCTTTAAGTTTATCAAGATATTGGGATCCAGAACCACGGTTGAAAGCAGGTTCATCACCTTCAACTCCGGAAATACTATCTTCAAACTCATAGGTTTCTTCTTTAGTAGAATCACTATCTCCGTCATCTTCACCAAAACCATCACCAAACATATCAGTGGTTTCGAAATCATCTTCTCCGAAATCATCTTCATCAGAAGCAGATTCTTCGGCCTTGTTCTTTTCACGTTCTTTTTGTTGTTCTTCGAATTGTTGTTTCATGTATTCGAAAATTTTCTTCGATACATCAATCACATCATCATAGGTTTCAGTGGTTTCAACTTCATCCAGCAACTCACGTTCAAAGTCTGTAAACTTGATACGCAAAGCTGCACCACCTTTGCAGTGCAAATTAATACGGTCGAGGAAGTTCATTTCATTGATATCATTACCTTTGATACCAAAGAAATCTCTTTCCATCAATTCACCATAAGCTTTGACAAAGGAGTTTTTAAGACCTGGATATTTGTTTTTGATTTTACGTTCAATGCGGGAATCTTCGACTACATTGGCTACATCTTTAGAAATTTTCAAGGCTCTAGCTTTAATCATTCCGTCCATGGGTGTATAAAGTGCATGGCCAACTTCGTGTCCTGTAAATAAGTCATACAGACAAGAGGAGATTTTCTTATCAAGCACAGGTAAAGTCAATACCCGTGTTTCTACGTTAAATGATGCGGTTTGTACTGGTCGCTGTTCTACTGTAAGGTTTTCAGTAGCCATCAATTTCGCCAGCAATGATTTAGATTCAATTAATTCCATAACAACTCCTGTGTAATAACTGTATTATATCACACATACTGTTAACAATCAAGTGGTTTGTTGTTCCGGTACAACATCTACTTTTTCAATATGAATCCGACCTTCTATAAGTTCAATATTTAAATTGTCACCGGCTTTCCATCCGGTTTCTTCAATTAATTCTGGAGGAAAGGTGAGCATGACGTTACCGGGGTCTCCAGGAATATCCTGGAATAAATCCTCAACGTTATATACTTTATTCATAGTATTCTTTCATTCTTTTGTACCAATCTTGGTCATCTTCCCATTGGGACATGACGGCCCATTTACGGGTGACCTCATCCAAAGATTTCCAGTCAATAGGCTCTTGCGGTTCTTGTTTTAGCTCAGTGTTTTGCGACATTTTAGTCTCCTACAACAGCAATTTGCGACAAAATTGTCTTTTTCTCATCTTTACGACTATATTTTACGACATTTTTGTGAGCTTGAACCGGCTTAATCGGTGTACGACACACAGGACGTTGTAGTTTTACAACAAAACTCATTTTCTTACTCATTTTAGCGCCTCATTCTTGAAATTTCTACTGCTTCTTCGCTGTTAAACACAGGTACAGCATTTGATTTGTGCATTGTTGCAATTCCCATCACTTTGTCACCAGTATAAATCTTTGGTGATGGCTTTGTAGCTACACCTAGGCCTGTATCTAGTGACGGATAACGTACAGTTTCACGTCCAGCAGGTGTAGTCAACTTATATAAAAATGTAGAAGTTGTTTTTTTGATATTTTTTGTGGATTCATGCGATTTTAACCATTGTTCATACTGTTCCCGAACGGATTTTGGTCCGAGTTTTTTCTTGGACTTTGGTGTACGCACATAAATCATCATAATATATCTCCTAATCGAATATGTTTATTATACTCGACTATTCACTGCATGGCAATAGGTGTGTTGTAAAATAACAACACAAGATTAATTGAAGTGTCTATCTTTTTTTCTGGCCGGTTTCTGATAATCTTCATATCCTCTGAAATCATAATCTTCGTAATTAGATTTCTTCCGTGAGGATTTTTGCTCATACTTCTTCTTTTTTCTAGGTTGGAAGTCCGCACCTTCTTCGTAATCATAATTACGAAATTTTCCAAAAACTTTAGACACTTTAACTAATCTCCTTATTTGATAATCTCATAGGTCGTAAATATAACGCCACGAATACGTGCTTCTGGCATATCTTGCATGTTTCTTTCTGAAACAAAAATTATATTTGATATTGGATAACACAATTTAACAAGTTTTAATAGATTGCATGAAGTTCCATCAAAATCATTGAATCTAAAAACTTCATCCACAAATGGAAAGCTTTCAATTACTTCCCTTCTTTGGTCATATGTGTTTTTTGCACCACCTCGACATAATTCCATATATGAATCTGAATGTACACCAACAATTAACCAATCACCTTTGGCCTTACAGGCTTTAAGTAATGCAAAATCAACATAAGTTAAAGGATCATACTCACCAGCTATAACAATTATGTTTTCTTTTTTTGTCATGGTAACATGTCGGGAAATGCCTCTTTTACAAATTTATAATCCAAGCCTTTAACACCTAAATCTTTTTGGAAGATACCAAGTAGTACTTCTGCTTCTCTAGGTTCAATTGATTCTAACATTTGAATCAACAATTCATTTCTACGTGATTCATTTAATTTTTCTGCTGTTGGATCGCCAACCATAAACATATACAGCCTACGAATCTGGCCATTTAAACTATCATGTGTAATACCAGGTAACATATCTGTTGGTACTCTATAATTTTCTGGTAATTCTTTTATTTTCCACTGTATAGTAGGATGATAGGCCAATCTCAACACATCAACTAACGTTTGTGTAAGATTTTTAGAAATTACATCCATACGTTCTTTTTTATTCTTAGCTAACTCAAATTCATCAAACACTTCATATAACGATTTCATTAAAATTCCCCAATAACATCTATTAAACTTTTCAGTTTGTTTGTAATCAAATAATCCAGTATTTTACCCTTAGGTGCTGGCTTCGTTTCTTCATAAGTATTTATAATTTTGGTCTGTATGTCACCTGGTATGTTTCTCAGGTCAATCAGTGTTTGGTTGCGTGAAAAACCAATACGTGCATTTTCATCTTCATAGTTACCATATTCTTGTGACATGAATTTGGTTAGTTTGGCCTCTGTCATCACCTTTTGACGAATTTCACGGACAAAGGTATCACTTGATGAAAGAATGTTTGGAATGCCATCACCCTTATCACCATGTATGATTTTCTCTTTCAACTCATCCATTGGATTCTTGGAAATAAGAAATTTCTTCTGTGCAGGATTGTATTGTTTGACTGTAAATTCACTTCGACCATTATACATTTGTAACTGTAAGAAGTCGCCATCACTTGAGATGATTAAAACGTTTTCGTGCATGATATGACGAGGCACAAGTGTACCAATGATATCATCAGCCTCTGCACCATCAACATCAATAACTTTATATGGGAAATTGTCTCTGAGTTCTTGCTTGAATTTGGTAAGCATATCAAAGATTAAATGCCAGTCGAGCTCGGACTTCTCTCTGGATTTTTTACGGCCGGCTTTGTAGAAAGGAAAGAAATCCTTGCGCCAGTATTTACGGTTGTCAGCACACAACACAACCTCACCATATTCTTCACGGAAGTTCTTTAGGTGAGTCCTGAGTATGTTCAGGACCATGTGTCTAATAAGACCTTCTTCTAATTTAACACCTTTTTGACTGGCAATTTGTGCCATCAGTCCGGCTAGTAATACCTGGTTAAGGTCAACAAGAATCATAATAACTTTCAGTTTAAGATATGTGTATTGTACTACATTGCTGCAAACTTGTCAAGTGCATCTTGGTAAAATTCAGGTGAGGTCGTGGTTTTCTTGGCAATGATGCCATACCAACCGTTTGGTATTAATCCAGAAATGTATTCTCTAGGATCCGACAATACCGCATCAAAGGTATCAAGTTTATCAACTTTACCGGTTTCCTCATCGGTTTGAAATAGTATTACGTGCCACCATGGCCCAACAAGTGTTTCTTCCATTGGTATTCCAGGATTTTTGTATATATTTGATATAATGTTTATCTCATCATCTTCTTTCATTGGTAGAAAAAACAATGCGTCATAATCCGCAATATCTTTTAAAAAATCTAGCATTGCAATCCTTTAATATGTGATTTTCTTACTCTGACCATAATCCATGAATTGTAATAGTCATCCGTCTCCAGAGCACCATTTACAAACTGTTCTTTGGCCTCAAGATAACCACATTCACCTTTACTTTTGCATAAATGAATTATTTTTCGACTAAACGAATCTAGTCCGTGTATTATAACATCTTTTTTCAATTCCTCGTTACTTCCGTAGTAAGTTTGCCAGTCTGAAGAAACTTTGAAACGTTTCTTCTTACCTTTTACTTGTCTAGTCTTTGAGGAGTAGAAAAACTTTTTACCAATGTATTTTTTGTTCGTCACACTGTTGGTTATAAGATACACAAATCCGTAGTTGTCACCAATTAAGTCTTCCGTAAATTCTTTATTTTCGTATATCCAGTTTAGTCCCATTTTTCATCATCATTGAGTTCATCATCCTCTATATATTCTTCTTCGGACAATGAATCAATGTGTTCGCCACAAAATGGGCAAAACTCGGGTAAATCTTCTGATACTAGTTCTTCCATATAATTTACCTCAAAACTAGATTCACAACTATTACACTCTGCTGTTATTTCTCTTGTTGTCATTTGATTTCCTTTATTTCCAATATTTTGAATAATCTATATTGTTCCAATATTTTTCGTTGTTTCTATTCCAAAAATTTTTAATGAGATACCAGGCCATACCAAAATATCCCATCTTTTCAAATCTTCTACTATCTTGGCCAAAATAATGATTCATTAGTTTGAATTTTTCGATATCATATTTTTGCGATAAGAAAAAGTCTTCACTTGTTCCATGCTTTTCCTCAAAACCACCAAGTTCAAGAAATTTCTCTGTACGTGTTAACATGAAAGCACCAACTGCAAAAGGTGAGAAATGTTTCATCATATTGTTAATTGCATTAAATAACATGAAACCTATTTGTGCTCTTTTATCACCATCATAACATTTAACATATAATCCAATTAAATCTAAATTGTTTTTTTCTATTTCATCAACACAATCAGATATAACTGTATCGGAGAAAAATCTCACATCACTATCTATAAACAGTATATATGGCGTTGTGACAAGTTTGGCTCCATTATTTTTTGCAACAGAAACTGGGCCACCTTCAATCACTTCAACATTCAACGACCATTTCAATGCTTGAATAACTTTTCGTGTATCGTCTGTCGAACAATCAGCAATAATGATTCTGGTATTACCTATGTTTTGCTGGCGCAGATGCATTAACAAATGTCCAATGTAATCTTGTTCATTTTTACAAGGTACCACTATAGTGATTTTATTCTGCAACATCATCGCTCTCCTGTGTCCAAGTTACTATTTCCCAACGACCATCGTGGTGTTCAACTAATGCAGTACAAGATTCAACCCAGTCACCATCATTCATATACATCACACCGTCAATTTCTTTGATTTCAGCGTGATGTATGTGGCCACAAATCACACCATCAAATCCTCGCTTCTT